GGTAAGACTACCAAGGTGCTGATCGTTTCTACCCCCAAGGGTATGAATATGTACTACAAGCTGTGGGTCGAAGCGAAAGAGGGCCGCAACAGTTACAAGGCTATCGAAGTAGCGTGGAACGCTGTTCCTGGTCGTGACGCGGCTTGGCGTAAGCAAGAGATTGCTAACTTAGGTGGTAAGAACGGTGGTGAGGACCTGTTCAGAATCGAGTATGAATGTGAGTTTATTGGTTCGACAGCAACACTTATCGCAGCAACCTCTCTGCGGGCCATGGCATTCGTTGATCCAATCTGGAAAAATCTCGATGGACTTGAACTGTATGAGAAACCGCAGGAGGATCATATCTATTGCATGTGTGTTGATACATCCCGTGGTGTTGGTTTAGACTACAATGCATTCACGGTTATTGACATCACTGAGATGCCCTATCATATTGTCTGCACATATAAAAATAACCAGACTGCCCCAATGCTTTTTCCCAATGTAATTCACCCTGTTGCAATGAAGTATAATAAAGCATATGTGTTAGTTGAGATCAACGATATCGGTGGTCAGGTCGCAGACCTGTTGCACCAAGATTTGGAATACGACAATCTTATCATGGTAAGTGTTCGCGGTCGTCGCGGCCAGTGCATCGACGGCGGTTTCGGTCGGGGCAAGACTCAGTTTGGAGTTCGCACGACAGCCAAGGTCAAGCATGTGGGGTGTTCGGTTTTGAAGTCCATGATTGAAGAGGACAAATTGATTATCAAACAGCTCGATATCATCGACGAGTTTTGTAGTTTCGTCAAGAAAGCTGATTCCTATAAAGCTGAGACAGGGGCCCATGATGATCTGGTCATGACTCTGGTTATCTTCGCGTGGTTATCCCAGCAGACATATTTTAAGGACTTGACGAATTTGGATATTCGTCAGCAACTTTATGCAGATAAAATCAAGCATATGGAAGAAGATATGCTACCAGCGGGATTCTTTGGTGCGGACAGCATGGAGGATGAGGTTGAAATTGATGCTGATGGTAATGTTTGGACTAAAGTAAAAGAAGATGAGTCCCAGGACTCAACCGGCGCCGGGTGGGCATGGTGAGCAATGTCGAAAAGCATCAATCCCTAAATATCTGGCATGAGCCAAGCGTAAATATGCTCGAAAAGTAGGCCTTACGAGCTATAGAGAGCAACAAAGGAGATTACCTAATGGGATTTCAAATAAGCCCTGGGGTCCAGGTATCAGAAATTGATCTAACGACAATTGTCCCAAGTGTCGCAACGACGGGCGGGGCAGTCGTGATCGTGTCTCAGTGGGGTCCAGCCGACGAACGTGTGCTTGTTGATAGTGAGAGAAATCTCCTGCTGGCGTTCCAAGGCCCTAACGACGACAACTTCGAATACTGGTTTACCGCAAATAATTTTCTCGGTTATGGTAACAACCTACAGGTTGTGAGAGCTATCGCTAGTGACGCTAGAAATGCATCAGTGGCAGGTGATCCTGCATTCACTGGTGTAATTAGAAACGAAGATGATTACGAGAACACCGATACTGGTACTCTCCAGACCGCTGGTGAGTGGATCGCTAAGTACGTTGGTAGTTTGGGGAGCAGCCTTGAGGTAAGTTATTGCGACGGTCTAAACAATAAAGTCCGATTGACCGACAATACCGTTTACGTTTTGGGTGAAGATTTTACTCCAGGCAATACGGTAACAGGTAGTCTCTCATCTACGACCGCAACGGTCGTGTCATGGACCCCCTCTGAGGTGGGTGTAGCGGGATCAGTTTTGATCGTTGAGAATGCATCAGGAGCCTTCGATGATGGTGATGTCGTCGAGGAGGGTGGCGGCGAACAAATTACCGTTGTTACTGCGGGCATCTTGCTCGTTTCAGACTTTGATCTCTGGGATTTCAAGAATCTGTTCGATGTTCAGCCAGCAACGTCTGACTATGTGGCATCACGAAATGGAACCGGTGACGAGTTCCATCTAGTTGTTGTTGATAAAGATGGACTTTGGACGGGTGAAGCTGGTACTGTTCTGGAACGTTTCGAGTTTCTTTCTAAGGCCTCTGACGCACGTGCCAACGATGGATCTAAGCAATACTACCGTGAAGTAATCAATGAGAGTTCAAGATTCATTTGGTTCGGTGATTTCCCTGTGCTTGGAACCAATTGGGGTAATCCTTCTGACGCTTTGAACGAAGATTACGTTCAGCTTGGAATTCAAGACAATGAGCTTTCGGGTGGTAACACTGGTTCCGCACCGACTGACGCTGACGTTCTGACCGCATACGGTCTGTTCGCTGAGCCTGAGGAAGTAGATATCTCTTTGCTTCTAGGTGGACCCGCGAGCGTAACTGTGGCTGTTGGACTTATCGGTATCGCTGATGACCGAAAGGACTGCGTTGCATTCCTCTCTCCTGAGCGAAGCGATGTAGTCGGTAATAGTGGTGATGAACTCAACGATGTGCTTGCTTTCCGCAATCAGTTGCCATCGACATCCTATTCGGTTCTCGATAGCGGTTGGAAATTCCAATTCGACAAGTTCAACGACAAGTTCCGCTTTGTTCCTCTCAATGGTGACATCGCTGGTCTTGCTGTACGCACAGACAACATTGCCGATCCTTGGTTCTCACCTGCTGGTTTCAACCGTGGTCAGGTTCGTGATGTAGTGAAGCTCGCATTCAATCCGAGCCGAGTGCAGCGTGACGCTCTATATGCCGATGGTGTCAACCCTGTAGTTTCGTTCCCAGGTGAGGGTACGGTTCTCTTTGGTGACAAGACCATGCTATCTCGACCAAGTGCGTTTGATCGTATCAATGTTCGACGTTTGTTCATCATTCTTGAGAAGTCAATCGCTAAAGCTGCTCAATTCAGCTTGTTCGAATTCAACGATGCTTTCACTCGCTCCCAGTTCCGTCAGCTTGTCGAACCCTTCCTTCGGGATGTACAGGGTCGCCGAGGTATTTTGGACTTTCGTGTTGTTGCTGACGAAACCAACAACACTCCTGAAGTCATTGATCGCAATGAATTCGTCGCGGACATCTTTATCAAGCCTGCTCGCTCAATCAACTTCATTCAGTTGAATTTTGTTGCAGTTAGAACAGGTGTTGACTTCAACGAAGTCGGCGGGTAAGCATACATAGCCCTAAAGGAGTTAGTAACAAATGTCATTTAGAATCGACGATTTCAAAGGAGCCCTTGGTGGTGGTGGAGCAAGACCTAATCTGTTCCAGGTCACGATGGGTTTCCCGTCTGGTAGTTCTGACGCTCTAGCAACCGGTCTTGGTGCTATTGGTGGTGCTATTGGTGGCGCCATCGGTGGTGTAGTCAGTGGTGTCTCTAATATTCTTGGAGCCGGTGGACCAGCCCGCAAGCTGCAATTTCTTTGCAAATCTGCGAGTCTTCCAGGTTCAACGGTTGGAACCGTTACGATTCCATTCCGAGGACGGCAACTCAAGATTGCTGGTGATAGAGTTTTCGAAGAATGGTCAATCACGATTATCAACGATACAGATTTTACCGTTCGTAATGCCTTTGAAGCATGGATGAATACCATCAATGCTCACGTGGCAAATGTTGGACCAAGTAGTTTGGCTTCATATACTCAGCAAGCACAGGTCGAGCAGTTTACCCGGGAAGGCCCAAGCCTTAATCCAACACCGATCAAGACTTACTTGTTTGAAGGTTGCTGGCCTTCAACAGTTGCACCTATCGAATTGTCTTACGAGTCTAGTGATGAGATCGAGCAATTTGAAGTGACGCTACAGTACCAATACTGGACGTCCAACACAACCAGCTAATTTGATGTTCCTTATCTAAGGATTTTATACTATGCCAATCGAAATGTTTGGGTTTGAGCTTACGGTCAGTAAGAAAGTAAAGGAGAACGAACGAAAGAAAGAATCGTTCGTTCTTGCTGACGAAACTGATGGTTCTATTACAATTGAACGTGGTGCTGGTGGGTTTTCCTTCTCAAGCACTTTCTTTGATACTGGTGGCCAAGTTGGTCGCACTGACTTTCAGAACATAGTCACATATCGTGAATTGTCACTATACCCTGAAATCGAAACTGCTATTGACGACATCATAAATGAAGCAATCATTGTTGATGAAAGAAAACCGGTAGTACAATTGAATCTTGATGATGTCAAGTTTCAAGGAGTTAAGGATTCAAAGAAAATCAAAGAGAAGATACAGGATGAGTTTGTTAATATCTGTCATCTGCTGAGATTTCAAACTCGATCACATGAGAAGTTTCGCAAATGGTATATCGACGGCCGTATGTACCATCATATCGTTGTTGATCTTGACGAACCAAAGAAAGGAATTTTGGAGATCAGAGAAGTTGATCCTCTGACCATCAGAAAAGTTCGTGAAGTTGTTCGTGAACGCGATGAAGATACTGGAATTGAGCTTCCAAGAATCGTTGACGAATATTACATCTTCAACGAAAATGGATTTGAGACTGGTCAGAATGTCACGGGAAGTCAAGCTGAACTTCAAGGTGTAAAGATTGCACTCGATTCAATCTCGTTTGTTCACTCGGGATTAGTCATTGACCTTCCAGCATCGCGTCAAGCAATTTCGACTCCTGGACGATATAGACTAAAGAGAGTTTTTGGGTACTTGCATAAGGCCCTCAAGCCAATGAATCAACTGAGATTGCTTGAAGATGCGGTAGTAATCTACCGAATCTCAAGAGCCCCTGAACGTAGAATCTTCTACATCGACGTGGGTTCTTTGCCGAAGGTAAAGGCAGAGCAGTATCTCAAAGACATTATGAATCGTTATCGCAACAAGCTAGTCTATGATGCGACAACGGGTGAGATACAAGACACACGACGACACTTCTCTATGCTGGAAGACTTCTGGTTGCCGAGACGTGAAGGAGGACGAGGAACAGAAATCACAACCCTACCGGGTGGTGATAACTTAGGCGAAATGGATGACGTTGAGTTCTTCCTAAAGAAGCTCTACAAAGCATTGAACGTGCCTATCTCACGACTTGATCCTGAGCAAGGTGTTCAGGGTTTGGGTCGAGCAAGTGAGATCACTAGAGATGAATTGAAGTTTGCAAAGTTTGTCGCCAAGATCCGCAATAAGTTTTCGGAATTTTTAGTAGGTCTGCTGCGAACGCAGCTAATCATGAAGGGTATCCTAACTGATACCGATTGGGACCACATTGTTGAGGATTTGCACTTCGACTGGGCAAGAGATTCACACTTTGCTGAGTTGAAAGATGCTGAGATTCTTCGTGAAAGATTGGACCTGTTGGGTAGCATCGGCGAGGCAACAGAATTTGGCTTCTATTCAAAAGCATGGATTCGAAAGAATATTTTACGTCAGTCTGATGAGGAAATCAAACAGATCGACAAGGAAGTAAAGAAAGAACGTAAGGCAGCCGAGGCAGAAAATGGCGAAAATGGCGAATTTGACGAGCCAGAAGGATTTGGTGGGGGTGCAGACATTGCTAAACCTAGTCAGGATCCCGACGCACAGAAGCCACAAGAAAAACCAAAACCTGAATCACAGAAATCAGAGAAACCTGGAGACTCATAATGAGTGATGAAACAAAGAACATGATCGACGCTGCTACCAATAAAGATGGCGCAGCATTCAAAGCTGCATTTGATACAGCTATCAACAACAGAGTTGGAGAGAATTTGCAGGCGCAAAGACAGGATATTGCTCAGAATATCTTTGGTAATATTCGTGTGCCCACGCAGAATGAAGCCAATATCGCAGAGCAGAAAAAACTTGCTGGAGGATGGATACGAAAGGCGTTCATTCCAAAGGATGCTCGCGGCAAGGCATTAGCGAAAAAGGGTTTCACTATTCAACTCATTGCTCCGTCCGGAGAGGATAGACTATTCAAGACGGTTGAGGACTCGGTACGCTTTCACAATCAGAATAAAGGCGACCCGAAGTTCACGAAGTAAAGAAGAAGTTTCCTAACATC